CTTATTTGGTAAGAAAAACAAACAACCCGATGCTGTTGAAGGAACTGTTATTACCAAAATAGAAACAAAATGGGATACTGTAAAATTTGATAGCTTAGTTTATGTTCCTAAATGGAGAGTAAGGGTTGATACGGTACATGATACAACCTTAAAGGATATTGATACACTTTCAGTATTAAAAGATTATTACGCAAAGTATTTTTATACGGATACATTAGATTTAGATTCATTAGGTAATATCATAATCAATGATACTATATCACAAAATTCAATCATATTCAGAGAAATTAATCCAAACATTTATATTCCGACTACAATCATACAACGAGATTCACTTATCTCAAAAAATGAATTTTATTATGGATTTGGTTTAGCAGGAAATCAAGAACAATTCAATTATATTGGTGGTGAGTTACTTTGGAGAAGTAAACGTAAAAAAGTAATTGGAGTAGGATTAGGTATTAATCAAAACTTACAACCAGTTGGTTCTCTAAGAATGATGTGGAAAATAGGAAAATGAGTTATGAGCAAATCAATAAAAGAACTTATAAGGGAAGAGTACATAAAATGTGCTAAAGACCCTGTTTACTTTTTCAAAAAGTATTGTTACATCCAACACCCAAAACGTGGTAAAATCTTATTCGACCTTTTTGAATTTCAAGAAGATGTTATGGATGAATTTGATAAACACAGATTCAATGTAATTCTTAAATCACGTCAGTTAGGTATCTCAACATTATCCGCAGGTTATTCATTATGGATGATGTTATTCCACGAAGATAAAAACATATTGGTAATTGCAACCAAACAAGAGGTAGCTAAAAACTTAGTTACTAAGGTAAGATATATGCATGAGAACTTACCATCTTGGTTAAGGGGTGAAACTGAAGAAGATAACAAACTATCACTTAGGTTAGGTAACGGTTCAACAATTAAAGCAACATCAGCAAGTGGTGATGCAGGTCGTTCCGAAGCTTTATCAATGTTGATTATCGATGAGGCTGCTTTTATCAAAGGTATTGATTCAATTTGGGCATCTGCACAATCAACTCTATCAACAGGTGGAAAAGCAATTGTATTATCAACTCCAAATGGTGTTGGTAACTTCTTTCATAAGACTTGGTTAAAGGGTGAAGAGGGTGATGGTTGGAATCCAATCAAACTTCATTGGACAGTACATCCAGAACGAAACCAAAAGTGGAGATTAGAACAAACTCAATTGTTAGGTGAAAAGATGGCAGCACAAGAATGTGATTGTGATTTCATTTCATCTGGTTATACAGTAGTTGATGGACAACTTCTACAATGGTTTGAAGAAACTCATATTCAAGAACCAGTTGAGAAAAGAGGATTTGATGGTAACTATTGGATATGGTCACAGCCAAATTATTCAAAAGATTATATTGTAGTAGCGGATGTCGCAAGAGGTGATGGAGCAGATTACTCAGCATTTCACGTCATAGATGTAGAAAATGTAGAACAGGTTGCAGAATACAGAGGTAAGATTGAAACCAAACATTATGGTAATATGTTGGTGAATGTAGCAACTGAATGGAACGATGCTCTATTAGTGATTGAAAACGCAAATATTGGGTGGGCAGTAATTCAAGAAGCAATTGATAGAAATTATTCAAACTTATATTATTCCTACAAAGAGTTTGGATATGTAGATGATGATATTCATTTACAAAAAGGATATGATTTAAAAGATAAATCTCAGATGGTACCTGGTTTCTCAATGACGAGTAGGACTCGACCTTTGGTTATATCTAAATTAGATACATATATGAGAGAGAGAGTTCCAATCATCCGTTCTAAGAGGTTAATAGATGAGCTATTCGTATTTATATGGAATGGTAGTAGAGCTGAAGCACAGCAGGGTTATAATGATGACTTAGTGATTTCATTCTCAACATCTTTGTGGGTAAGAGATACCGCATTAAAACTAAGACAGCAAGGTATTGAATTAAACAGAAAAGCACTTTCTCTAACCTCTAAAAATTCAGGTGTATTCAAAACAACACCACAAGTTGCTAAGAATGCATGGAAGATGAATACTGGCAGAGGTGATGAAGATATCCGTTGGTTATTGTAATTCTATTTTTTTTAATATTTATATTCTGTAAGGATTATATAAACAAACGTATTACTATATATTATGGCAGATACTTCATTATTTGGAAGATTAAAAAGACTATTCTCAACTCAAACCGTAGTTCGTAGAATAGGAAAAGATAAGTTAAAGGTAGTTGATTCTTCAAGATTACAAAGTGATGGTAATCGTAGAGGCTCTGCTTATTATGATAGGTATGGTAGATTGCATGGTTCTAACTCAAGAAAGAATTGGCAAACCTACAATGAAAGATTTAATTATCACTCAAATAAATTAGAACTATATACTGATTATGAAGCAATGGATAAAGATTCCATTATATCATCGGTATTGGATATCTACTCAGATGAGGCCACATTGAAAAATGATATGGGTGATGTTCTTAGAATTAGTTCATCTGATGAAAAAATCAAAAAAACACTTCACAACTTATTTTATGATGTTCTAAACATTGAGTTCAACCTTTGGTCTTGGGTTAGAGGTATGAACAAATATGGTGATTATTATCTTTATTTAGATATTGATGATGAGTTGGGTGTTGTAAATGCATCACCATTATCAACATATGAAACGAGAAGAGAAGAAGGTTATGATTTAGATAACCCATATTCAGTAAGATTTGAAGTAGAACAACAAAACACAAACGCAATCTCACAAAGAAATGAAACTAAGTTCTTAGAATCATTCCAAGTAGCACATTTCAGATTATTGACTGATACAAACTTCCTACCTTACGGACGTTCATTATTAGAAGGTGCTAGAAAGACTTGGAAACAATTAATTCTTATGGAAGATGCTATGATGATTCATAGAATTATGAGAGCACCTGAAAAGAGAATCTTTAAAATTGATATCGGTAATATTCCACCTGCAGAAGTTGATACATATATGCAGAACATCATCGACCAGATGAAGAAAACTCCATACATTGATGAATCGACTGGTGAGTACAACCTAAAGTTCAATCTTCAAAATATGTTAGAAGATTATTATCTACCTGTTAGAGGTGGACAAAGTGGTACTGAGATTGATTCTCTTAGTGGCATGGAATTTGGTGGTATAGATGATATCGAATACCTAAAGAATAGAATGATGGCAGCTCTTAAAGTTCCAAAGGCGTTCATTGGTTACGAAGAGGGGGTTGAGGGTAAAGCTACACTCGCACAACAAGACATTCGATTTGCTCGTTCTGTAGAGCGAATCCAAAAGATTGTTCTTTCAGAATTAACTAAGATTGCAATCGTTCACTTATATGCACAAGGATATGAAGATTCGGATTTAGTAAACTTTGAATTAGAATTAACTACACCATCGATTATATACGAACAAGAAAAAGCAAACCTTTGGTCTGAAAAAGTATCTTTAGTTAGAGATATGATTGACCTTAAAATGTTATCACAAGAATGGATGTATAAAAACATCTTTAATATGTCAGATGATGAATGGAAGTTAGAACAGGCTAAAGTTATTAATGACCTTAAACTTAAATTCAGACATGAACAAATTGAAACCGAAGGTAACGACCCTGTCAAAACAGGTGAATCATTTGGAACACCACATGATTTAGCATCGTTATCTCAGCAAGGTGGTGGTGATGAAAGTGGAGCAAATGCAGGATTCCCAACTGCTGAAAACAAAGGTGGAGCGCCTGAAGGTGGATGGCCAGGTGCTGGTAGACCAAAAGAAGGTGGTAATTACGCTACTGATGATAACGCATTTGGTAGAGACCCGATTGGAAACAGAAGTATAAGTATTAAACCAGAAAAAGCATATAATGCAAACGAAGTGGTTAACAAAGAATCTACAGATGCAATGTTATCTAAGATGAGGGTAAAGTTAAAAACTAAGAAAATTATAACCGAATCACTTAAAACAGATGATGAAATATCTGAAATTGGGTTATTAGATGAAAAAAACATATTGGAATCTGATAATTAAGATATTTATAAACAAATACATAGGTTACTTTACCAAAAATAGAAGGAAGTAATGACAAAATTAAAACATAGTAAGTATAAAAATACAGGAATTCTGTTTGAACTATTGGTTAGACAGATTGCAACGGATACTTTAAACAATAGAGATTCGAACGCAACCAACATAATCAAAGAATTCTTTGGAAAAAAGACAGAATTGGCAAAAGAACTAAGATTATATCAATCTATGATAAAAGAATCGTTCAATTCAGAGTATAAAGCAAGTGAATTTGTTAATATTATACTTAAAGAGCGTTCAAAATTAAGTGAATCTACCTTAAACAGACAAAAATACAACTTAATCAAAGAAATTAAGAAAAATTTTGTGTTAGAAGACTTCTTTAATTACAGAGTAACCAACTATAAAGAGAACGCATCGGTGTATAAGTTGTTTGAACACAAAAATTCAGATAATCCAAAGGAATATGTAGAGTGTAAATCAACTTTAATGGAACATTTGACAGGAAAATCACAAAATTCCGATAAAATTGTATCTACTATCAATGAAGAATACACAAAACAACCAAAAGAAGTTAGATTATTAGCATGGAAGATGTTAATAGAGAACTTTAACAACAAATACACCAATTTATCTGATAAGCAACAAAATATTCTTAAAGAATACATCAATTCGGTTGATAACTCTGAAAAATTAAAGAATTTTGTGGTTAGAGAGTGTAATTTACTCACTAAAAACATAAAATCAGTAAAAATCACCGATAAAGTAACTGAAATCAAAGTAAATGAGATTGTTAAACTTATTTCTAAGTTAAAATCATCAAAAGTGATAACAGAATCACAAATTCTTTCACTTTTACGTTATAACGAACTATATTCTGAATTAAAGAAGGCATTTAAATGAAAAGTTTCTTAAAAGAGATAGAAGATAAGTTTGAAGAAATAGAAGAAGCTAATGTAACTGCTAATTTAGATGGTGGGGCAGGACCTCCCCGTACTCCAAATGCATTTTCTAAATCAAAAGATGAAGAAGATTTAGATGATGACCATATTGAAGTATTGGGTTACAAAAAATCTAAAAAAACCAACAAACACTTCAGAGCAATGGAATCTTTAGAGCGTAAGTTGGAAGAAAAGATAAATGAGATATCATACAAAGAATATAAGAAAGATGATAGTAGAAAAGATTACCAAAAGGTAAATGATTCTATAAAGAAAATCAATCGTATGATGTATGAGATGGAAAGAATCGTAAATCAAAACGCTAAGTTAAAAAACGAAGCAGGAGTTCATACAGGACAATATTGGAAATCTACACAAAAAAGATTTGGAAAAATTTCTGAAAGAATGTTGAAAGTCGCTCAAAGGTTAAAAGAGTTGAGTGTATGAGTTCTAAAAAGAAACATATCATTAAGGAAGAACTTACTAATAAGGATTTGGAAGATATCAGATTACTTATTAGATATGAAGTTGCACAGATTATGTTCGATTTATATAGAAAACGTAAAGTGTGGGATAAATAATGAGTAGATTATTAATAGATACTATACCATTTTCAATGAGTCCATCTCAAATCAATGAATCATTAAAACAAAATAATGGTAGATTGATTGTTGAGGGGGTACTTCAACGTGCAGAAGCAGAAAATCAAAATGGTAGAATCTATCCAACTGAAATTCTCAGACGAGAAGTAAAAAAATATATGGGTAGAGAAATAAAAGAAAACAGAGCATTTGGTGAATTAGACCATCCAGAATCTTCAGTAGTTGAACTGAAAAACACATCACATATTATAAGAGATGTTTGGTGGGATGGTAAAGATGTTATGGGAAAAGTAGAAATCCTAAAAACACCAGCAGGAAACATTCTTAAAGAATTAATAGAAGCGGGTTGTACAGTTGGTATTTCATCAAGAGGTATGGGTTCTGTTAAAGAATCATCAAATGGTAGAACTGTAACGGTGGAAGACGATTTTGATTTGATATGTTGGGACTTCGTTTCGAACCCATCAACACATGGGGCATTTATGAAACCTGTAAATGAATCTGTATCATCTAAACCAATTAAATCATATAAAAAAATCAATACATTAGTAAGAGATATCATCTGCGAAATCGATGGTGTTTGTTCAATAGGATAACATTATGAAAAAACTAAAAGATATTTTAAAAGAATCAAATGTTCAGATTGGAAAAGTTTACTCTAATCCTTACGCAAAATCATTTGTAAAGGAAGAGGAAGAAGAAAGACCACAAGCTGAAGAATTAACAACTGAACAAAAACATGCATTCTTAGAAGCAGTTAAACAATTCAAAAAGTATGGCGAAGCTGTTTACAGAAACGCAGGTTTAGGTGAAGTTTACGAATCAATCAAAAATATGGTTGAAATGGCAGGTAAAGTAACCATTTCTGAAACTGATGATTGGTTTGATAATGTAACTGTTAGTAGACATATGAAAAGAATGGGTGAATCTTTTAAAGTATTTGAAAAAACACTCAAAGAAGTATCAACACTACAACAAAGATTAGAAGCATCTTACGATGAGATTGGTGAAGTTCTTGGTAAGTATTACGAAATCAATGAAAAAGAAGAAGTGGAAGAGGGAAATGAATTCGGAGCAGCAAGAGCAAAAGCAATCGCAAATGGTGATGATTCATTTGAAGTAGATGGTAAGAAATATCCAGTAAAAGATGTGGATAAGGATGACAAGGAGAACGCAAAGGAGTT